AGTAGGAGGCTCAGGAGGCGGTTCTGGAGGCTCAGGAGGCTCTTCTAATCCAAGTTCTGGCTCAGAAGGTCGTTCACGAAAAGAAGAAGAGGGAAGCGAGCCAGCAGGTGAAATTGTTGATGCTGAAGGTGAGGATGATGAGCATTATGCTAAAAATAGCATTTACGAGTATTATATAAAGGAGGGAATTGAAATGAAGAAATTTAACTGGTCTGGTTTTATAAACAAACTTTGGAATATAACTGCCGGGTTAGCATTTACTCTTGCAGGTAGCTATGTTGTTTATATTACCCTCTCTGGCGCAACGCAAAGAGCAGCGGGTATTGCTACCTTAATTGCAATATTTATCCACTATACTCACAATATCTTTAAAAACGATATTAACTGATCCAGTTTCCTTATCACAAACAATGGGGTATAATAGAATTATACCCATTGGGGTAGGGAGGTGATCATGTCTACTAAGTCACAAAACTTAGATCAAGCACTTAAGGGAGGCGCACTCGGCGTTTGGGTCTGGCTGGCTACTGTTCAGCTAAATCTTGACGGTGAAGTAGTTGCCGTATTAACACCGGCAATTGCCTACGGACTTGCATGGTTATCAACAAAAGTTGGCGATCCAACAGTTGCTTCTTTCTTAGCAAAGAAGCCTGCGGAAAAGCCCGCTGCTAAAAAGAAGGCATAAGCGATGGAACAGGTCAAAAATATTTGCCTTCGTATATTAGCGACCTTTTCTGCCTCGGGGCTTGGAGTTATCGGGGCGGGTACAATTGCTGGCGTTCCTGTTTGGAAGGCGGTTTTTATGGCAGGGATTGCTGGCGTTGCTACCGTTGTTGAAGGTTTATCACGTGAGTTCTTAGATGATGGTAAACTAGATATGGATGAAATCAATGAAGTCTTCAGTAAAGTCGATAAGAAAGCAGTTAAGAAAGAGGAGGAATTCTAAAATGAGCGTTAAATGGAATATTATTGCACCAGTCAAAAAGCCTGCAGATCTTGAAGGCATTGCACCTGGGAAGTTGCCAGAAAAACTTTTGAAGCCAATTAAGGGTGGCGGTAAGTTGCACTGGAGAGCTGCAGATGCATGGGAGGCAATGGTTGAGGCTGCCAAGGCTGATGGCGTTGAATTAAAGCCGGTTTCTGCTGGGGACACATATCGCTCATTTGAATCTCAATTAATGGCATTTAGACAGAGATATCAGAAAGAACCAATTGAAGGTGCTCAGACAAGAACGTTTGAGGGAGTTAAGTGGTACAAGAAAGATCCAAAATTAGCCAGCCTTGCTGCACCTGGTACATCGCAGCATAATAGCGGATTGGCAGTTGATGTTCATACTGCTGCTGAGCCAAAGCGTTTAGATTGGCTTATTGACAATGTTCGTAAGTTTGGATTTAGCTGGGAAGTTGTTCCAGAAGAACCTTGGCACCTGCGCTATACAGAGGGTGATAATCCACCTGCTGCTGTAGTTGAATTTATTACAAAGAGAGATGGGCAAGCGCCCGCACAGCCAGCATCTGTCGCTAAAGCTTCAGTTGATGAAGGTAAAATAAAAGAAGAGGCAAAAACTCTTCCTGTGCTTACAAAGGGCAATAAAGGGCAGGCAATTAGAAGAGCCCAAAGATTGCTTGACAAGCATGGTTTTAATTGCAAAGATGATGGAGATTTTGGAGCCAAGACGGAAGGCTTGGTCAAGAGCTTTCAATTAAGTCGTGGTATAGAATCTAACGGAATTATTAACCAGGCTACCTGGGAAGCATTGCTGGGTTAATCAATCTTTGCTAATATCTTATAGGAGATATTATGCCGGCAACTAGAAATATAGAGATTTATCAAGGCGATACTTATGCCCATCAACTTGTATTGAAGAATAATGCCAATGCGGTAATAAATATTACTTCTAGAGCTTATTCTGGTCAAATTAGGAAGAGGCGGTCGTCAGACACAATATCTGCTACATTTAATGTAGAAATTACAGATGGTGCTAATGGAGTTGTTGTATTTACTTTATTGCCAAATATTACTGCAAATCTTAGATCAGGTGTTTATGTTTACGATTTTCAAGAAGTAAATGGATCAACAGTTACCACTATTTTAACAGGAAATGCTACTGTTACTGGTGAGGTAACTAGGTAATGGCTGATATTACAACACTGCAATTAACAACTACGCAAGCCTCAAATGTCTCCATAACTACCAATACTACCGTTTTAACACAAAGTAGTGGTACAATTAATTTAGCAAGTTTAAGTTTAAGCAATACAGCACCAGCTGATATAGCAAGAACTGCAAGTGCTGGGGTGAGTAATCTCGCCGCTAGATCAGATCATGTTCACAGCGCTGCAAGTTTATTGCTTGATGGAGGGAATTACTAATGGCTAATAAAATAAGAATTAAGCGTAGGGCTACTGGAGATGCCGGCGCACCAACAAGTTTGGAAAATGCAGAATTAGCATTTAATGAAGTCAATGATGTACTTTACTATGGTGAAGGTACTGGTGGTGTTGATGGCACGGCTACAACAATTCTTGCCATTGGTGGCTCTGGTGCATTTTTAACTCTTTCAAGCGATCAAACAGTTACTGGTAATAAAACGGTAAATGGTAATACTACATTTAACGGAATTGTTATTGTTCCTACACCAACTGCTAATAATCATGCAGCAACAAAACTTTATGTTGATGGTGTAATTTCAAATGTTGCTACATCTTTTACAGTTGCTGGCGACACAGGAAATGTTGCAATTACAACTGGATCTGATACATTAACAATATCTGGTGGTACAGGGTTAAGTTCAATTGCAGCAGCTACAGACACTGTTACTATTAATCTTGATAATACAGCAGTTACTGCTGGATCGTATGGTGCAGCAAATACTGTTGCAACATTTACAGTTGATGCGCAAGGTCGCTTGACAGCTGCTGGTAATTCTACAATCTCAATTAATGCCGGTCAGATCACTGGCTTCACAGAAGATGCTCAAGATGCTGCAGCAGCGTTGCTTACAAATGGAACGCATAGTGGTATTGCAGCAACATATGATGATGCAAATTCAAAAGTTAATCTTAATGTTGCAGATTTTACTATTACACTCGGTGGAGACTTGACTGGCAGTGCTACGATTACAGATCTTGCTAATGCGACATTAACTGCAACAATTGCTGCAAATTCAGTAGCTCTTGGAACTGATACAACTGGAGATTATGTAGGATCAGTTGCTGCTGGAACAGGCATCGCAGTTTCTAATACTGGTGTTGAGGGTGGAACATTTACAATAACAAATAACGGTGTAACTTCTCTTACTGGAACAACAAATGAAATTGCAGTAAGCGCTTCGACCGGTTCTGTTACACTCAGCCTCCCAGCTAATGTCACAATTCCTAATAATCTTGTAGTCACCGGGGATCTCACAGTCCAGGGCAATACGACCACACTTAACACGGCAACACTTGTTGTTGAAGATAAGAATGTTGTTCTTGCGAATGTTGCAACACCAACAGACACAACGGCGGATGGCGCTGGTATTTCGGTTCTTGGAACTACAACAAAAACATTTAACTGGGTTGACTCATCCGACTCGTGGACATCTTCTGAGCATATTGATCTTGCTTCTACAAAAGTTTTCAAGATTGCTGGAACTACTGTTTTAAGCGGAACAAATTTGGACAATGTTACTGTTGATGGTGGTACTTTCTAAGGAGCCCTAAATGGCTAATGTTGTAAAAATTAAAAGATCCGGTACCCCAGCGGCAGCGCCAATGAGTTTGGAGCATGGCGAGCTGGCGATAAACTATACTGACGGTTTATTATTTTACAAAGATTCAAGCAATACGATTGTTTCTTTTGATATAAGCGGAACTTTTAATATTACAACTATTGGGAATGATTTGGAAGATTTGGAAGTCTCTGTTGCAATGCAGACGTTCTAATACTTAGAACAGTAACTCTGGTACAATTGAATATTATGGATGATGTCAAGATTAACACAAGTAAAACACTTACACTGACACTTCCAAGTGACCCTGTAAGCAATGTTGTTTCTGTAAGCCTTTATCATGAATTTGGCTCACTTGTATCTGGTCCAACAAATGCAACAAGAACAGGTACTGGTGTTTATACAATAACATATGGTCAACAGGCTTCTGGTATTTATGTTTTAAATAGTGCCGGGAGGCATAGAGTTGATTTTACATACACAATTTCTGGAACGAGCTATACGCAATCTCAATATATTAATGTGTACACACCGTATGTTGATATCGACACCTTCTTTACAGACCATCCTGATTTAGAAAATGATTACTATGAAAAATTTGATAAAATGGAAAAACGTGTAAGGAACATAATTAATACTTTTTGTGGTCAATCTTTTGACTATTATCCAAATAAATATATTGAAATTTCCGGTTCCGGTAAAAATACACTTCACTTGCCGCATCCAATTAGCGGATTAACAAAAGTAACAGTAAATGTTGGAGATCAAGATCAAACAGTAATTCATGATTCTACAGATGCTACTTTAAATAACATTGAAAAGTCTAAAGAACCTCACAATTTTCAATCGAGCTACTATATTCAATTTAAGAGATCTTTTCTTGATAGTGTGCAGACTTTAATAGTTTCATCAAAATTTGATGAAGGTGATGATTATAAAATTGAAGGTGATTTTGGATGGAAATATGTTCCTGACAATATCGTGCAAGCTGCTGATTTATTATTAGAAGATATGATGAATGGTGATTCTGATTATAGAAGACATGGCATGACAACTGTTGATATGGATATCCTTAAATATGAAGTTAAGGATTCATTCTATGAATCAACAGGTAATATTGAAGCAGATGTATTGCTTATGGATTACACGCTTTTCGTGATGGATTATGTGGTTTAAATGTCCTATCAAACTTTTTTTCGCTTTGCGCACAAATGCGATATTTACACAAAAACAACAACTACAAATGCTGCCGGTCAAGAGTATGCAACGTTTACAAAATCGGCTACGATAGGCTTTCAATTTCAAGCCCCGACCACTCAATCTACGTCCTCTAGCGATAGAAGATTGTCTCCGTATGTTGATAATTTTTCAAAATATGAAGGAATAGTTCCAGCGATGTATTCTGAGTATATTAGTTATGATAATAGAATTACAAATATAACAGATTCAAAGGGTGCTCAAGTTGATACGGACACATATGAGATCGTTGGCATTCAACCAAAATTTACTTTTTCTGGTAAAAAACATCATGTTGTTGTATCTCTTAGAAGGGTGGTTGAAACATAATGTTTAATAT